GGCAAGGCCTTGGCCGACGACATCCCGCCTCTGTTCTCCGAGACCATCTACTGCCTGCGCGAGGGCACGAATTGGTACTGGGACACAGCCGCTGCGAATGTGGATACGAAAACGCGCTACCTGCCCATCGCGAGCAAGATCCGCCCGGACTTCGCTCAGATCATGGATAAATGGCTTGAAAGGAGTAAGGTCTGATGCACTGGCTCAAACTCACAGCTGCGCACTTCAGTTTTCCTATCTGGGTCAACATGGAAAAGGTTGAGTTCTTTCAACCTTCGAAGTCTGTTGCCCCAAACGCCGGAACTCGACTGCACTTCACGGGCGCGATGGCCGCAGATGCTTTTGTCGATGTCGCCGAGACGCAGCAGCAAATTGCTGAGCTGCTTCCTGCGCGCGCATAATCCCCGCATTATCCACGCATCCAATCCCAACCTCCCGCGCTGGCAGGCCGCGTGAGTCCCTTCTAGCCAATCGCCTGCCATTCAACCACGAAAGACCGTTCTCATGCAACACTTTGACCCGCAAGCATTCCTCGACCTTCCCGTCGATGTCGCCTTTGAAAAGCGCCCGCTCGTTCCCGTCAACGACTACCCCGCACTGGTTCAAGAAGTCACCCCACGTCAGTGGACTTCGAAGGACAAGACCTACGACTCCGGCCCCAACGCCGGCAAGCCGAAGACGGGCATCGCCTACGACGTGAAGCTCGAGGTCGAGATTCCTCTCGATGTCAAGGAGCGCGTTGGCCTGAAGTCCGACTTCAAGCTGATCCTGACCGACAGCATCATGCTGGACCTGAACGACCAAGGCGGTCTGTCTACCGAAGCCGGCTCCAACCGCCAGCTGCGGAACTATCGCGAGGCCCTCGACATGAACAAGGCCGGCGTTACCTTCCGCGCCCGCGAGATGGCCGGTCGGCGCTTGCTGTTGCGCCTGAAGCACGAGGAGTACCCGAT